CATCGTCAATAATGATTGGTGTCTTTTCATTTTTTCCCATCGTTATTTTCCTTTAGTTATTGTTATTAGACTAAGCAGCCCACGGAGTACCACTACCCTCAACAGGATTTTCAATTAGCTGTAGCTGTGCGGCTACATTCGCCTCAATAGAGGCAACCTCGTCAGCACCAAGGGCATCCTTAGTCCACTGGATTGCCTGTTCTTCGGTGATGTCAGCATACGGGGTAAAGCTTGATAGATCGTCTGTCGGGATTACTACGGACCCGTAGGCCCGTGCCTGATTACCGGAGGAATCTTCATCGATGCACTGCCAGTGAGAGTTGTTAACTACGTCAGTATACCCATCCTCAGACAGAGCGTAGTTAAGTTGTACGATAGACCAAGTGATTGCCATTAGATTACTCCTTTTTCCTTTTTTGGTTCAGTGATTACTCGACCATTCGCGTCGGTCCAGTTTGCATCAATTATAGTTTGGTCGTGACGTTCACCAATAACCAGCCATGACACGGTGTCGGTGCAGTTGCTGTCCTGAGCCGTAATAGTAAGAATTGCACCTTCAATATTTCCTCGAACTGCGGTCCACCCGGACTTGTTGCTGACCCAGCAATCAACATTTGTGTTGAGTGCCTCGAATGTACCGGATGTAAGGCGGGCTGCTGTGTCCAGATTCACCGTCGCCATACCACCAATAAGCGTGACAGTGCCACGATATATATTGTCTGCGGTAGGCGCTTCGACAAACGAATGCACAAGATGATGCGTGTTTGGCTTGATCGGGTGGTCAATACGGAACGATCCGCTGCCTTTTGTAATAGACCCACTGATTGTTACGTTGCCAACAACAGACAGCTTTTCTGTAGGTGCGGTCGTACCAATACCCACATTGCCGCTGCTATTAATCACCAGTCTATATGTAGCCGATGTTGCATCATAAATACACCAACCACCATTGCTAAATCCAGCTGCTGTATCAAATGCACCATATATCCAGCTACGGTTTGTCGTACTCGCAGAGATATCACTATTATAGGCATCACCACCAGAATTGGTTTGATATATCCTGTTATGAGTGGTTGCTGTGGATGTACTGATTGTTACGTTGCCAACAACAGACAGCTTTTCAGAAGGACTGGTTGTGCCGATGCCAACCTTACCATCGCCCTTAAATACTACATTAATATCCCCTGCTGTTGAACCACCAGCACAAAAAGCAAAATGCTGACTTGCATTGTCACAACCAAACCTATTGTAACCACCTTCATGGTCAAGATGCAGTGTGGCGTTAGCGTTGTTAGATAGGCTAAGAGTGCGTTTAGCAGACACGCCCGGACTTGGATAAATTATAAAGTATGCGTTAGGTCCGCCAATATTGCCATTTACATTTAGTTTGTAACTGCCCGGGCTGGTCGTACCAATACCGACATTGCCGCTGCTATTAATCACCAGTCTAGTTGCAGACGCTGTTAAATCTACAATAGACCAAGCACCATTGCTATATCCAGCTGCTGTATCAAACGCACCATATATCCAGCTACGGTTTGTCGTACTCGCAGAGATATCACTATTATAGGCATCACCACCAGAATTAGTTTGATATATCCTGTTATGAGCGGTTGCTGTGGATGTTACTATGTGTAAAGGCCCAGACGGGTTGCTCGTTCCAATACCGACGTTGCCACCGACATTAAATGTACCGCCAACTGATGCAGATGTAATAACTGTTAGTGTATTAAATGTTCCACTATCAGCAGATACATCACCTTCAATGATTGCATTGATACTTGTAATCGCTGCTGCATTAATACTGGTAAGTACTGAAACTCCTGCAACAACCGCATTAATACTTGTAATAGCATTAGCGTTTGTTGTAATGTTTGTATTACTATTGTCAATGCTTGTTGCCATTGTAGCGGACAAAGCCTGAACAATGCTAGTAGCATATGCTGAAACTATTGCAAGTTCAGCACTCGTTGCAAAATCAAGATTGTCTACAACTGTATTAATTGAAGTAATGGCTGCAGCATTAACTGAAGTGTTAACAGAAACAGTATTAATTCTTGTTTCAAGATCAGTACCTGCAAGAGTTGCAGCACTTACGATTGTTAACTGATTAACTGTATATGCTGAAACAGATACAGGTAGGTTGGTTAAGTTTGCACCGTCACCATAGTATTCAGTAGCTGAAACAACACCAAACTTTGCTGATCCTGTAACTGCAAAAGCAGTACTAACTGAGACAGTCCCAAAGTTTTGGTTAGCACTTACTGCTACTGTACCGCTAACTGGAATAGATGCAGACACCGCACCATCTACAGTTATTTTAATACCCTGACCAGCTTCAATTCTTTTTACTGTACCACCTTCAGCAGAAGGAACATTGGTAAGGTTTGAACCATCACCATAAAAGAACCCTGCACTAACTGTACTTGAGAATGTACCAGTTGTTGCATTAACTGCTGATGTGCTTACAACTGCAGGACTAAATGCCCCAGTAATAGTAAGGTCGCCACCAACTGAAACATTTGAACTAAAGTTACCAGTTGTACCTTCAAACGTACCGCCTGTAAATGTATTTGCAGTCACTGCTGAAACACTTACACTTGTAGCTGCTCCTGCACTTACAACCTGACCTACTGCATTTACTTCAAAGTTGGTTGCAGGACCGTATGTACCAGAGGTAACACCAGTTGTATTTAAGAAAATATTTGGATTGCCTTCAGTACCGTCAGCATTTGTAATTGAAACACCAGTACCAGCTACAAGAGTTCTACCATTAATGTTAGTGCCACTAACTGCAATAAAACCAGTGTAGGCTGTAATATTAGGAACTGCATTAAGTGCTGAAGCAGTAGCCGTAAGAGTTGAACCGTTAAGTTGGAAAGTACCATTAATATTAACTGCTGATTGACTTAACTGTAGTGCACTGTTAGTACCGCTACCGTCTTGAATAGTCTGAACTGAAGTGGTTAGACCGGTATTGTTACTACCAACTTGTAGTAGCTGCTTATAAGTATTTGCAATATTTTGACCAGTAAGTGTTGCCATTATACATTATTCCAATTGCTAGTTTCGTTTTCCCAATTTACGTTAGCATTATTCCAGAGTACATTACGATCATCATTAAGTGGTGGACGGGGATCACGGATTGAAGGATCGTCAAATGTATTTGCAACTCTGTTCTGTGGATGGTTCTTTAAATCAAACTGGCCTTCCCAATCAGTAGGACAAACCAACATACCATAACTGTTTTTCTTTAGAACACGGTGTGGATACTGAAATCCGCATGTGTCGCATATGGCAATTGCTCTTTTGTTACTAGCCATATTATACTCTATTTAGTCGTGGTTTCAAATAATAACTTGCTCTTTCACGGTCTTCAGACATTGCCCTTGCAAGACGTTCTTCATACTCTTCTTTAAGAAACTGAATACGACCACCTTCAACACCGGGACGTTTCATAGATAGTTGATATGCCAAACCAGCGGCAAGACATGGTAAAAACCTTCTGGAAATATCAGCAGTCTGTATTGCAGATTTATTAACATCTTCCATGTACCTCACTTTTTCAAGTTTCAAAAGATCAGTGGTATTTTCAGGAATAGGCCACAGATATACTGTTACCCCTGCCTGTCCTCTACGAACTGCATATTGTGAGGGTCTGCCTGTCTGCCCCTTACGTGGAAGACGTAGATACTCCTCCATTGAGATGCGTTCAAGCTGTAAATCGGTTTCATCTCTATTAACAACGACCTCAAGAACATCTACAACTGTTGAGCCTAGATCATATGCTGTTACGCTAGTAGATACTGAAACCGTTGTAGTATCAGCAGTCCATAGCAAAACGCCACGGTTCTGCCAATCTTGTAGCAACAGGTTAATTGAACGACGAGCAGACTTAGGCTCATGACCTAGCGTCTCCTCCCCACCAATCATCTCAGTTGCTTCTTGGATAACTTCGTCAATATCCATTGAGAAGTTAAATGTTCCTGACGTTGCCATAGGTTAAACTTTCTTAGTCAGAAGAAGATGAGTTGTCTTTTAGATTTACTTGTTTGCCAGTTACTTGTGGGCCTTTACGTGCTGCACCAAAGCCCTGACCAGTTGGTTTGCCAGTTGACTCAAAGACATCCTTTGGATCATTGAAGGCACCAACATAAAACTTTGAAGTATACTCAGTTACCTTTGCCATTACGTTTTCCTTTCTTTGGTTTCTTTTTGGTTCCGGGTTTTGAAACCTGCTGGGCAATACTTGATCTACCTATTGCCATCTTACTTTCCTCTACGTTTAATACCACGAACTAGTTTCTGTGACTTAGGCGGCATCTTCTTTGATCCATCCGGACCAGCCCAAAAAAACTTATCTGCCCAGTATGCAGGACTTTCCTTACCACGTGCAATGTTCTTTGCATGGCGTGATTTAAATGACTTACGTGCTTCAGGAGAATAGTTGTGACCCATGCTCTGTGCACCAAAGCGAATTACCTTTACATTGCCAGAACCTGTACGAACGGCTACTACGCCTTTCTTTGTAGGATGGCTTGGTGTCTTCTTTGGTTTATTAAGACCTGACAAACCATAACGCTTTAGCTTTGCCTTTTCTGAATCACTAAGAGCCATTATGCTTTTCTCCTGTATGGCTTTACTTTCTTTGCTACAGTCTTTGGTTGCTTTACAAACTGTTTCCCTTGTTTAGTACCAGCCCGTTTTGCCTTAGTCGTTGCAGCATATTCTGAAGAACTTAATTTCTTAATTGCTTTTTCAGGAAGGTATCTTTCACCAGTTGCCTTTGGTCCTTGAGTTGAAGGCTTACCAGATTTAGTACGCCACTTCTGTTTGGTCCAAGATGAAAGAGACTTTTGTGTTTTAGATTTACCACCAGTATAACCACCACCTGCAGCTTTGTAACGCTGTGCAAGTAGCTGGGCTTTACGTGCTGACCACTGACCAGCTTTACCGCCCTTGCTACTTGCCATTACTTCATTCTTAATCCGCTCACGCAGTTTTGGTTTTGTATACCCTGCCACGTTTCTTCCCTTTTGGTTTACTCTTACCTGCGCTGCTTAGTGCAATTGCCACTCGTTGTTTTGGAGGATATCCTTCCTTTTTTAATTTACGAATGTTTGCACTAATTGTTTTTTTACTTGTACCTTTTTTAAGAGGCATTAGTTACATTGCTTTTCCATAACCACGCATGGCACAGCCTACACCACGTGGTTTAGAAACTGAACCTCCAGACTTATAGCCTTTCTTTTTCATAGAACCACCACTTTTTTTGCCAAGTGTTTTAGCACCTGTAGCTTTCTTTTCAAGAATAGCCATTCTTTCTCTTAGTTTTGGACTTGTTTGTCTGGCCTGAAGATTAGATAAGGCTTGACTAATTTCTCCTTGAGTTGGATTATACCCTTCCATAATCTCACCTGTCTGAATGAAAACATCACGTGGATCACGCTTATCTGTACCTGCTGTTTTTGATGCATTAGCTCTTCTAGTGGCAGCAGCAGTTCTTGCAGCCCGTGAAGTATCTGCAACATCTTTAGATTCCATTGCTTTAAGACGACTCTTTTGTTCTGGAGTAGCTTTTCCTTTACGAACAAGTGCTTCAAGCTCAACTTTTGTTTTTGCTCTAGCTTTAGCAACCTTACTTGTGCTTTCCTCAACAATACCACCAACAACAGACTTTCTACCTCTGGTAATTTTTTCCTGTCCTTGAACGCGACGACCTTCAACTTCACGACCTACATTTGCTGATCCACCAGTTTCAGGATCAAGACGTGCACCTTCGGGTTCTGAAACCTGACGAGGCTTTTTTTCTTCAGGCTTTGGCGTGTTTTTAGGTCGATTTAAAAGTCGTCTTTTAACTAAAGACAAGGCAAGTTTTTTAACCATTATTTTGAACCTTTCATTGCTCTACCATAACCACGTTGTGCAGCACCACAACCACGGGGCTTACCAACCTTACCACCTTTTTTAAACTTACCAGTTGTATTAAATTCATCACCAATTTTAAAATCTTTACTCTTGGTCATGTTAATAACTTCAGGTTCTTTTTCACCTGACTCGGAAAATTTTTTACCAAACATGTAAACAGGGCTAAATGCAGATAGTACATTTTCAACACCACCTTTTGATGCAGCATATGCAGGTGAAAGGTAAGAAAGAAGCCCACCCTTTGCATAATTACGTTTTGTCTTTTTCATTACTTTGTACCTTTCATTGCTCTGCCATAACCACGAAGAGCCATGCCAACACCATGAGGTCTAGAAGATTTCTTGGCTACCTTGCCGCCTTTTTTGCGGCCACCAATACTTTCTCCCATCATCTCAAGAACGTCTTTAGTTGTTTCCTCACCTGAAGGATAGTCACCACGCATCATGTCTTGAATCTGCTCACGAGCGTAACCGGGATCATCTTCACTAAATCTACGACCAGTGCCTACACCAGTCTGTTCAGCTTCACGTCCCATGCGGCGCATAAACTCTTCACCTGTTTCATTCTCTTGTTTAGAAATCATATCACGTGCACGTTTGCGGGTCATGCCTTCTTTCTTAACAACCTTACCTCGTTCACGTGAACCTATGACCATTGTCTCTGCATCTTCAGGACGTTCACGCATAGCTTTTTGAAGATTTTCACGCTGTTTAGCCTTTGGCGTTTTAGGTGAAATTTTACGTGCTTTGCGTGTACCAGTAGGAGTTTTTAGTGGGGCTGAAGCAGCTTTAGCAGCTTTCTTTTTTGCACGTTCCTTCTTTTTATAAGCTTCACGTGCATCACGCTGCATCTGCTTCTTAGCATCTTTAACAGCTTCATCGCCGTACTTTTTTACGGCTTCACTCTTGCCCTTTGAACCGGCAAACTTAAGAATTTCACGAGCAATTTTTGCAGTAATAGCCATTTACTTTCTCCTAATAAGTTTTTTAATTCGCATTGGGAATGATCGTATTGTCGCCACCAGCTGGAGAAAAAGGAGACTGCATGTCGTCGCGCCTTGTACGACGAGCTTGGTTCCTCTGCAAATCCAAGATTTGATTGTAGACATTTTGATAAGTCCCTACTTGTGAATAGTTCTTCATGAACAACATAGCCTCAATCATTGACGCATTGAACAAAAGATCATATGCGTAATCACTAAAGTAATTAGTTTGGTTTGCTGAAGTTAATGCGGTAGGTTTGTTAACATGAACAATCTCACCGTTAACTGTAGAGGCAGGTGTTGGTGCAATTAAAATTGTTGTGTTATTTCTTCGTGCGTAATACTTTGGCTCTGACGTTGAAGCTGATACAGGCCAGTAGTCATTAATAAATTCATCAGTACGCTGAAGAAGATTAATCTTTGAACCATTGCTTGTAATATTTACATTCTTAACAATACGAGTTCCTGAAGGAAGTGTTACCTTGTTATTGCCTGCAGATACTGCAACAGACGTATACGTGACCAAGCCATAGTCGTCAAGGTCTTTTGTCAATCGCTCTTCAGCGCGATTAACCATATTAGGAATATAATTATAAAACTCTGTAGAGTCATCCTCTGCAGCAGCTATAATATCACCAACAAGGTAAGTGTAATTAGCCATAGAAAACCGTTGTTGTAGCAGTAGAGGTTGGTGCTGAAACTTTTACTGAACCATACATTCTTACGCCAAGACCGGGAAGATAAACATCATTAACATCATTAGCTGTTGTATTAACATACTTAATGTTGTTTCCGTTTACTGTGCCATAGGCATCGGTTTCAGTTCCTGTAATTAGAAACGTACCAACGCCTGAAGACTGTACCGCATGAAGTCTTGTATCAGTAACAGTAACACTGGTCACAGTATCAAGGACTGCGCCACTACCAGTTACAAAGCCTACTCTAATATTTGATGCCATGATGTTCCTCAATCATTTGCGCGATAGTCATTACATTATATCGCATTAGTTAGCGCAAACAAAGCAGAGAAGGGACATTACTTTTCGTAACACCCCTTCTCCTTTTTGTTTACCTAGCTAAGTTAATTAGCTTGGGTTTGCGCCAAAGAAACCGCGCCAGTCAGACCAGCCAAAGCTATAACGCTCACGAGCCTTGAAGCGAAGGTTGCCTGTGTCGAAGTCCTCTTCCATCTTGGTAGCAAGAGGTGCACGGACAAACATCTTTGTACCGTTAGGTACATCGGTCTTAAGGAACCAGTTATTCGTATCAGTGAAACGACGGTTTATGAAGAA